TGTACTTATTCCTGCGGGGTTCGCTATAACTGGGCAAAATCAACATGGCGAGGCGACACCAACGCTCGCCTCGTCTAATTAAAGGATATTATGACTAAGACTAAATCAAAAGGAACAATGCCCTCCCGGAATAAGAAGAACTTCCGTTCTACTAAGTCTGGGGCCGGAATGACGCAAGCAGGGGTAAAAGCCTACAGGCGTATGAACCCCGGTAGTAAACTTAAAACGGCTGTTACTGAGAAGAAGCCCGGTAAAAAGGGAGCAGCTAGACGTAAATCTTTCTGTGCTAGAAGCGCAGGACAAATGAAAAAGTTTCCTAAAGCGGCTAAGAATCCTAATAGTAGGTTACGGCAGGCTAGGAGACGCTGGAGATGTTAAATAGTAAAGCCCAATAAGAATTATGTGCATGGTCCATTTGCTGTTCCTGGGCGTGTTATAACGTGTGAGGTTTGTGGACATCAACATAAGAGCTCTCATTGCGTAGTATGCGAACATAATGGCGATAATGGTGACTGGATAGACCACGTTATAAAAAAAGAGAAAAAGGAAAAAGATGAGTCCGGAGACACTTGACAGATGGCGAATACTACCAAGATTGATGATGTTAGTTATGACGGGTGTTTACATTCGTTGTATAGAATGGGCTTTGAGTCAGCCAGAGTTGACGACTCAACAAGCAGGACTTATATCCGTGATTACGGGAGCAATGACCGGCTCCTTCGCAATCTGGATGGGGGCAGAAAAATCAGAAGCAAAAAGGATGGACAAATGATAACTAATGTGTTAAAATATTTTAAACGTATATGGTGCGCCGTACTGAATAAAAAATGTAACGATGATTGCGACTGTAACGTAAAGTAATTAAAGAGGGTATATAATTGTTAGGCACACTACTTAGTTCAGTATCAAGTTTAGCTTCATCATACATAGAGGGTAAGACAGCAATACAAAAGGCTGAAGCTACCATTCGTATGAAAGAGGCAACAGGAGAAATCGACTGGGACTTAGCTGCTATGAGGGCATCCCAGAGCTCGTGGAAAGATGAGTGGTTGACTTTACTCTTCTCAATCCCTCTAGTACTGAGCTTCTGTGGTGATTGGGGAAGGGGCATAGTAGCAGATGGCTTTACAGCACTTGCAGGTATGCCGCAATGGTATCAGATAGCTTTAGGGGCTATTGTTAGTGCTAGCTTTGCTACACGTTCAGCAGGTAAATTTTTTAATAAGATAGGAAAGAAATAATGGGTATAGACCACGGTAAAAGAATAAAAGCGCCTTTGGGCAAGCCTAAAGTCATAGATGAGATAAGGAAAAAAGGTGAAAAGTATCCTCCTGATGCCTCTTCACCAAAAACTAAGCCTTTAAAGAAGCAAACACAAACACAAGCACAAACTGCAAAACCTAAAGTTCGGGATGCTTTAAATAAAAATAAACAAGCAAAAGAGTCCTCTAACAAAGAAACTATGGACGATTCTCAAAAAAGAGGTCAGGTATCTCCACGGTACAATTTGTTTGAAGGCAGAAGGTTGCCAAAAGAACCAACAAAAAAACCAAAGTTTACAAAGGAAGATTATAAAAAGTTTAGTTCACCGGGCTCTAAGAATAAAAGAAAACCAAGAAATACTGAAAAGCTTCCAAGACCTACACAGTTTTTACCTCATATAATAAAACCTTTATTTATGTATCCGGAGGGAGAAAAACCAAAGTTTTTACGTAAGAAAACTAGCGGCGAAGCGTAAAGAATGAATAGGGAAGCTTTCGTAACACATTGTTGTATGTTTGCTTTTGGATGCTGCATGATTTATTTGGTAATATAGATGAGATTGCATAATTTAAATTTTAAAACTTTACGCCATGAGAAGAACGGTAAGAAAGTTAAAAAGATAGCACAATCAGATTATACCAAAAAACTTATTAATGAAGGCGCAGCACAATCAGAATATGAAAAAGACCTTGAATTTTGGAAAAAGCTTAACCCCTTTATACAAGACCAGATGCCAAAGCCTGTTTTAGCCGACTACCAAAAAAAGTATAAAGATAGCTAACATGATACAAGCAACACATTCTTATAATAATACTAATTCTTATAACACAACAACTCACAACTTATCTATTAGATATGCTGACTCTCCTACGCCTACTACTAGCCGGGCGGTATCATCTAAGTATAAGCTAGATTTAAGAGAACAGTTCCAAAAAGCTTTGGAAGCTGCATTCTATATTATGTTGATGCAGACACTTATGAAGAACAATATGTTTGATATGCTTAATATGACACGATACCACAGAACAATAGATTGGAGAGCGTAAATGGGGTTTAACTTATCACAGAAGAGTTTTAAGAAGTTAGCAGGGGTTAATGAGTTATTGCAGGATACAGTAAAAGAAGCAATAAAAGTAACTAAAGTAGACTTCGGAGTGATATATGGAGTTCGTACATTTGACGAACAGAAGCGTTTATATGAAGCAGGACGTTCGCAAACTATGAATAGTAAACATTTGTTGCAGGACGACGATACAGGGCACGCTGTAGACTTAATGGCTTATGATGGCAAAAATCCATCATGGGAACTCTCAGTGTATGATGATATTGCTGATGCGATGAAAGCCGCCGCTAAGATAACAGGCGCTAAGATACGTTGGGGCGCTGCTTGGAATATTGATAACATTGTTGAATGGGACCGCCCTATGGAAGATGCAATGAATAATTACATTGACGTAAGAAGAGCACAGGGGCGCAGACCTTTTATTGATGGACCCCATTTTGAACTTATGGAGGCTTAAATGGCTATGACGCCGAAACAGAAGAAATTTGCAGCATTAGCACCCCCACGTAATAAAATTACTCATGCTGATAAGATAGCAGGAGCTACTAAAGCTAAGCGTGGCAAAACAAAAATAAAAAGACCTCTAACAAAAGTTATTAAGGGGCTCAATAAGGCTTCTAAGTTACATGCAGGACAAGCTAAAACTTTAAAGAAAGTTCTCAATGACCAAAAAAAGTACAAAACGGGACCCAAAGGTAGGAACGGGAAAAAAGCCTAAAGGGTCAGGTAGACGTTTATACACTGACGAGAACCCAAAGGACACTGTATCAATTAAATTTGCTACTATGGCTGACGCCAAAGCCACTATAGCAAAAGTAAATCGAGTAAATAAGCCCTACGCAAGGAAGATACAAATATTGACTGTAGCAGAGCAACGTGCTAAAGTTATGGGCAAGACCGCAATAGCGAGTCAGTTTAAACAGGCAAAAGCAACCTTGCGAAGGAAACATAACAAAAATGGCACACATAATAAGTAACATCCCATACTTCAAAGCATGGGTACGTAGAGAGTACACGACCAATTTTACAAGATACCACGGCGAGTTTTTACACGCTATGGTTGTAGCAGTAACCACCCTTCCTATGAAGACACTAAGTTTTCAGGTTATATTTACAGGGTGCGAAGAAGATGAGAATGTACACGGTGGCGCAATGTGGGCTCGTATGCCTCTTACAGCATTAGTAGGGGATACACCTTTTGAAGAATGGCCCGAAGTAATGCCTACTCACTTAGCACAACCTTGGGATTGTCAATCACACAATCACTCGGTCATAGTGTTAAACAGAGCCACACCTTGTCCGTGGACTGCAAAGATAGATGGAGAGTTTTATCCTGCAAGATATTACTTCACCATAGACTACACGGACACTGAAGTAGCAGATGACCCGGCGCAACATAAACAAAGTCACGTATTAGAACTTATGGACGCAGGCAAATGGACCGGCAACATAGTTGCACTACCAAATAATCGTGTAAGGGTAAATAACCCTGCATGGTTTGTAACTGGCGAAGGACCCCCTGATTTTACACCTAGCCAGTGGACTCACCACTCGAAGCAAGACCCTAATTATGTAGGAGACCCAGAGCGAGTATTTAACAATCTATATGCTAAGGAGAAATAACTATGGCAATGAAGAAATCAAAAGGTATGGCTCGTGGTGGTAAAACCAAAATGAGCAAAGGCTACGCTAGAGGTGGCACTAAAGCTAAAATGGGTAAAACTAAGTTAGCAGCTATGTACGGTGACAAGAATAAAATTACTAGAGGTGATATCATTACTGCTGCTAAAAAGAAGGACAAGGATATCGCTAAAGGCGAAAAGAAAAAAGGCGCTGTTACTACCGCTAAAAGAGGTAAATCTAAATTTTCCGGAGGAACTTCTAAAGCTACACGCAAGCTTTTAATTAAAGGCGGCAAAAATAAAATGACCACTGCTAAAAAAGGCAAAACTAAAATGAGTAAAGGTTATGCTAGAGGCGGTGTTAAAAAAGGTAAAAAGTAATGGCTGCTAAAAAGAAAAAATCAGGAGCAAAACCATCAAATCCTGCTTTGTACGCAAGAGTAAAAGCTGAGGCAAAGCGTAAGTTTAAGGTCTATCCTTCAGCTTACGCAAATGCGTGGTTGGTTAGAACCTACAAGAAAAGAGGTGGGGGCTACTCATAATGACAAAGCCCACTGGTGGATTAACGGCTTGGTTTGGTAAAGGACCAAAAGGTGACTGGGTTGATATTGGTGCTCCTAAAAAGAAAGGCAAGTATCAACCCTGTGGTCGAAAGTCTGCTAAAAAATCTAAACGGGCGTACCCTAAATGCGTCCCCCGAAGTAAGGCAGCTTCAATGACAAAATCCCAAATAAAAAGTGCGGTATCAAGAAAGCGAGCCAAACCTCAAGGTGTTCGGGGTAAGCCAACAAATGTTAAAACTATTGCTAAAAAGAGAGCGTAAGATTGGGCAGAAATTATAAAAAAGAATATGCTAATTACCAAGGTTCTCCAGAGCAAATAAAACGTCGTAGCAATAGAAACAAAGCTAGACGTATTATGGCTAAGAGAGGTAAGGTTACTAAAGGTGATGGCAAAGACGTACATCATACAACTGGTAATCCGATGAACAACAAGAAGTTATCAGTTAAATCTAAGTCTAAGAACCGTTCTTTTGCAAGAACAAAAACAGCAGGAAAGAAGAATAAACGTGCATAAAAATTTAACAGAGATGCAAGAAAAATTTCTAAACGCATTGTTTGGAGAAGCAGGAGGTAATTATGCTAAAGCTATGAGAATAGCAGGATATGCACCTTCTACTAGTACACACGCATTAATGCAAGCTTTACGTTCTGAAATTATAGAACGTGCAGAATTACAACTAGCAGCAAACGCTCCTAAAGCCGTAATGTCTATGGTGGGTATATTAGATGACCCCACAGCGTTAGGTAATAGAGAAAAGCTTGTAGCTGCTCAACAACTATTAGACCGTGTAGGATTATCACGGGTAGAGAAGATAAGTGTAACTTCCGATAAGCCAATGGGTCTATTTATATTACCGGAAAAGAAGAATGACGATATCAAACAAATTGAATCCAACGAGCAGGTACTCTAAGTTAAACGGGTCACAGATTCCTTGGGGCTACAACAAAGATAAGTATGATAAACACCTTTTACATCCTATTGAAGAACAGCTAGAGGCGTTAGACCAAGCAGTACATTACCTTAAAGAGTCTTCGTATAATGAAGTAGCAAGGTGGCTAACAGACTACACAGGACGTAAAATCTCAGGTATGGGATTATGGAAAAGAGTAAAACAAGACAGAACGGATAGACGAAGACATGCTGAACAAAAACGCCGTGCCGCCCAAACGGAGGCAGAAGGCAACATTAAAACGGAAGCCCCAGTCACCTGAAGAACGTGCGTTACTTAAAGCTAAGAAGAGTCAAAGAGCCGCTAAGTTAAAATTAACACATGCGCAAAAGAAGATAGCTGCTCTTAACACACCAAAAGAAGAAACGTATTTTGAAGAAGTAAATGGTGGGACAGGGCAACATGTCGAAGAAGCTCCTGCTGTTTTGTTTCAGCCAAACGAAGGTCCTCAAACAGACTTTCTAGCGGCACCAGAACGAGAAGTCCTATATGGTGGGGCAGCCGGAGGAGGCAAAACATTTAGCCTGATTGTTGACCCCTTACGATATTGTAGCAATCAAAATTTTAATGCTTTGATACTACGACGTACTAACGACGAACTAAGAGAGATTATACATAAGAGTCACGAATTATACCCTAAAGCATTTCCGGGTGTTAAATGGCTAGAGAAGAAAAGCCAGTGGACATTCCCATCAGGGGCACGAATATGGATGACCTACCTAGAGCAGGATAAAGATGTATTACGTTACCAAGGTCAGGCATTTACTTATATCGGGGTGGACGAACTTACGCAGTATGCTACGCCGTATGCTTGGGACTACCTACGCTCTCGTCTCAGGACTGTTGACCAGAGTATACCGGTTCATATGCGTGCTACTACTAACCCTGGCGGTCCGGGGCATCAATGGGTTAAGAAAATGTTTATTGACCCTGCTGTACATAACACAGCTTTCTGGGCAACGGATATTAACAGCGGTGAGACGCTTAGATACCCTGCAGCACACAATAGAGCAGGGGAACCGCTCTTCAAAAGAAGATTTATCCCTGCAAGATTAGTAGATAATCCGTATCTATATAATGCAGGTGATTACGAAGCGATGCTATTATCGCTACCAGAAACACAAAGGAGACAGCTACTTGAAGGTTCATGGGATGTTGCAGAAGGCGCTGCGTTTAGCGAGTTCGACCGTAAATACCATACAATCAAAGCTTATGGCGTACCTAATTCTTGGCGTAAGTTTAGAGCCTGCGATTATGGTTACTCCTCCCATACTGGTGTATTATGGTTCACTGTAGACCCTGCTGATGAAACTTTAATAGTGTATAGAGAATTGTACGTAACTAAAAAGACAGCTAAAGAGTTAGCTCATATGGTGATGCAACTAGAAGAAGGTGAAACTATTAGTTACGGTGTGTTAGACTCATCACTTTGGCACAAACGTGGGGACACCGGTCCTAGTCTAGCAGAACAAATGATTGTTGAAGGGTGTCGTTGGAGACCCTCAGACAGAAGTAAAGGCAGCCGAGTATCGGGCAAGAACGAAGTACACCGACGTTTAAGAATAGATACAGAACGAGAACGAGCAGGAATAGAGATATTCGATTCATGT